CTCCGCCTCCATCCGATCCACTTCACGTTTAGGGATCTTCCACCCGCAGGCTGGGCAAACACGGATGATACGTGAAAAGGACTCGCGGCAGTCCCCGCAGACTGCCATAACAGTCTCTTGACCAGTGCCAAGCAGGTCCAGCGGGCCGTGTTCGTCAATACACCCCGCAAAGTCCAGCACAAGGCAGTAGTCTTTCTGGTGCCATATTCGCAATCCTCTTCCGACCATCTGGGAGAACAGCCCAGCCGACAAGGTCGGGCGGAGGAGAACGATGGTGTCGACATGCGGTGCGTCAAACCCCTCGGTAAGTACGTTGACACAACAAATTGCTCTGATCTTCTGAGCCTTGAAATTCTGTATGAGCCGATCTCGAACATGACGCTTCGTCTTCCCGGTTATGGTTGGTGCATTGATGCCGTGGCGTTCCAATTCATCGCTCACCCTATTGCAGTGATCGACGTCTACGCAAAAGAACACGGCCGAACGGCGTTTCTCTTCGCCCATGATCCGCACTGCTTCAGCGATAGTGGAACCGACAAGCCCCGGTGACCCCGCCGCGGCCGACAGGGACTTGACGATGTAGTCCCCGCCCGAGTTGCGTCTGACACCTTCAAGGTCCGGCTGGGCGATCCCTACCTTGGACCGCAGATTCGACAGGAAGCCCTGCTTAATCAAGTCAGTCATGCCCGCTTCGTAGCAGACCTCATTGAGTATGTGGTCCGCGTGGCAGATCGGGCCGCAGTTCATGCGATATGCGGTAGCAGTCCAACCGATCACCCTGAGATTCTTGTTGAATCGCGTGCAGCCGTCGATGAACGATCGGTACTTGCCCTCACCGCTCGGCGGGATACGATGAGCTTCGTCCACGAACAGGAAATCGAACGGAGCAAACTCCCCCGACTTTTTATGGATCGAGTCGATCGAGGCGAACAGGATGGGTGCAGTGTAGTCCTTCTGTCCCAGCCCAGCCGAGAAGATCCCGACCTCGCCGTCAGGCAGGGCTGACCGTAGCTTGTCAGCGTTCTGCTCCACCAGTTCCTTCCGGTGAGCCAGAACGCATCCACGGACCCACGGGGACTCCGTACGCCATTTCTCGATCGCCCCAGCCATAACTACACTCTTGCCAGACCCGGTGGGCAAAACTACGCACGGGTTGGTCGGCTTGGTGCAGATATAGTTGTGCAGGGCTGCGATTGCGTCAGTCTGATATTGGCGGAGTGTAAAGTTCATTGCCCCCCCATTGTGGTAAAATAAAGACCCTCTAGCCTGCGAACAAATGCCTCCGCGTTCGCAATATCTCTGCAAACGTCCCCAGCGGACCCGATGCAGATTTTTCGCCCTCTGTATGTAACGCCGACGTCTACCAACACTTCCTGGCCCTTCGCGTGTTCTTTCAACTGTTTCAGCGGTATGATCTTTACGTCCATTAGCGACTCCCCTTGAGTGTGATTCTGATTTTCCATTGCAAGCGTCTGGCCTTTTCAAAATCCATACGCCTGACATGCGTAATTGTGTAGCCACGGCATCGCCCACTGACGCACTCGGCCGCAGCGTGAAATGTCTTGCCCGTGTTTCGTATGATCCTGAAGCCGCGGCTACACCCAGCTACGTACATGGACTCGCACCACGTACAACTTACTGGATCAGTGCTGAACACGACACATTGCATTGTTGCTATTCCTTTCCGATCCGGATTTCTCCGGTCCCGGTTTTAAGCCACTTGATTACCACTGCACCCGCCTCGCCGTGCTCAAACTCCGCGGCCTCGAAGTCCACACACTGAAAGATTGCCTCGGGCTCCCACGGGTTGACGGCGAACGTATCCTGAAACCCCTTCTCAATATCGCAGATCGCCCCCTCCCACACCGTCTCTACGTCCTCCTTCGGGTATCGGTCGATGATGTTGTCCGGAGCCACGGCGTCGACCTTCGCACCGAGCGTAGCCTTGGCGTGCCCGGTGAAAGACTTCGTGTTGACCTGATCCTTGGGGAGGAGTCGTAACTCTTCCGTGGTATACTCTCCCGCTCCGCATCCGTGCCGCCATATCTCGCCGCCCTCGGTGGTGGCGAAGTCGATCCATTGTCCGACGCCATCGCTCATCCCGTGGTCGACCGGCTCCGCGAACGAAATCAACCCCGGTAGAATCAGGTGATTCTTACACGCCGCGTCTTGGTCGGTCGGGCTGAGTCCCCGCCCGTACAGCTCACACTTCCACGTCGCGTCGCCGTCCATGGTAGGCGTCGTGTGGCAGCACTGCCGGCACGACACCGACGGGATAGGCAGGGCCTTCTCCGAGCCCCAACATAAGTCCTGGGCCTCACACCAGTTGCACTTGAAATAGTCGCGTCGACTGAAAGCCCGCTCCGGCGGGGCCTTCGAGGTGATGATCCGCTCGGCCCGTGCCATCATGGCATCGAAAAACTTCTTATCGAAGCGGATTCGCTCGGCGTACAGTGCGTCCGTGTCCTTATTCACGGCGAGGTACAATGCCCGCTTCATCTTGGTCAGCCCCATGTAGGCCTGCGTTTGTGCGTAGTGACTTGGGAACCCCTTCTCGACACACTTCTTAACGAGCGTCGCGAAATTCTTGTTAGAGTGCGTCTTCATCTCCAGGACGTGCCACGTCTTTGGAGCACCGGGGATACCGAGCCCGGCCCCATCCATGTGACCCGAGAAGTGCCCGCCGATCGCCTCGACTCCGAACTGTGAGCCGTCGGCGTTTGCTTCGTGGATCTCGCAGCCGATACCGCGTAGTTCCTCGACGAAACGTGGCTCGGCGAAATGCCCGGTTTGGAACAGCCGTAGCTTCCGGCCGTCGAACTCCTCACTACAGCACTGGCGAAAATTGTACCACAAGTACCGATCGCACTCATGGCCGATAATCGACGCCCCCAGGTAACCGCGTTTGGGCTCCGCGTCGTTCCGCTTTTTATGCCAGTCATAGATCGCGGTCACGACCGGACTCTCTTGTGGCACAATTTTCGTTATGTCAGTCAAGGCGACTCTCCCTATTTCTTGGGCGTGACGGTGACGGCGACCTTTTTCGGCGTCGAGGTGACGAACTTGGAGATCGCCTCGAATACCGCCGGGTTGTGCGTGCGATACCACTCGTACGCGACTTCGTCCAGCCTGAAAGATGTCTTGATCGGCTCCGCATCGTCGAGCATTTCGCGGTCGAAATACTCCTGAATCTCAGTGCAGTCGGCCTTGAAATTGAAGCCGCGTTTCACAACGACTTTCGTGCCGTCTTCGAGAGTCTCGGTTGCCTGCCCCACTTCGGGGCACTCGATCTTGGCCGCGAGGCGTTCCTCCCACTCGATGCGTTTGTCTTTCGCGAGGTTCTCGATGGCCTTCGCCTTCATGAGGCACCCGGCAAGGGTTTCGAGCGACATGTCGACCGGGTGTACTGGCTTCGCTGCCTTCTGGTTTCTGTTGGTCATACGGACTCTCTCCTGGGGTGAACAAAACGGAAAACGCAAAGACGACCGTCAGGAATCGAACCTGAATCTGCGGCTTAAGAGGCCACGGCTTTCCAATAGCACAGTCGTCCGTCGCCCTGGAGGTCTCTCGGTCCGGAGGCTCCCCCATCGGGCGTTCTTCGTAAAAGCGGAATGGCCGGAGTCGAACCGACTTAACCCCGCGGAGCCCGCGAGTCTTCCGAAGTCCCTCCGCTGTCGCTAGACTATTGCCTGACGGCACGCAAACTCTAAAGGACGGCGTGAAGGAGTCGAACCTTCCGAAAGAGTGATTGCTCACCACCTGTTCCCACGAACTCCGCCGTTTGCCACTGGGGGTCTTCGTCAAGGCCCTGGCGGCACCTCGCCTCTAACTCTGCTGCTTCCACGGCTCTTGCAACGCCTGCTGGACCTGTTGGACGGGGGCCTGTTGGACGGGGGCCTGCTGCACCGGCTGCTGATAGACTGGCGGCTGGACCGGTGGCTGCTGCACCACGGCCGGAGCCCCAGCGGCCACGATTGCTCGGCCCTGGACCGGAGGCGGAGCCGGAGCCCCGACTGCCGGAGCGGCTACGCCAGACTGGACCGACGCCACGTTGGCGTACGGCTTATAGGTCTGGATCTTGTTGTAATCCCCGTCGACCTTGACGCAGAGCACACACACCTTGCCGAGCAAGGCACTGGTCTCGCCGATCTCGGGCAGTCCAACGGCTTGGCCGAGTGCTCGAAACGACTTCATCGCGATCTCGACGCAGAGCGGATTTTGGTGGGCGATGTTGATGTTATCGAACACCTTCCGCCCCTTGTGCGGACCTTCGAGAACCACGAACTTCAGGGCGAGCAGCGTGCCGGTGCCTTTGGAGTTCGCCTTGACCTCTTCCTCTTCGCACTGGGCGGTGTACTCGCCGGGCGGCAAGAGCGAGTGAGCTTCTGCCACCTCGCCGCCGTCGTTCGGGTTGAAGGCTTGGCCTCCAAAGAATTGTGTAATGTCTGCCATAACTCGATCTCTCCTCGGTGAAGTGATAGTGAAAAACGTGCTTTCGCGTCTACTGTGGTTCGGCGTCGAGTCGCATCCTTTCTGATACTGCCGCCATGTACGCTTGGTAGTTAAGGGGGAGTTCATACGGGAGTCGCCCGTAGACCCCCCTCCCGCCTCCCGGATGGGCCGGTCGCCCTTGAGTGTAGAGGAACCTCTCTCCTCCCGTGATGTCGATGGCCTTTGCTTTCTTGGCCCCGAAGGCCGCTTCTTCCTGCTTGACGATCGTCTTGGTGTTGCAGAACAGGATCGAGTCGGCCCACTTCATGAGGAACTGGCTCGCCTTGTCGTTGATGTCCCATAGGTACTGGTCGTAGCTCTCGCCGAGAGGATCGTTGAACGGCTTAACCTTGATGTGTCCAATCAGGATCGACGCCATACCACGCTCGGTACGGAGCACGTCGAGCCACTCGGTGAGTTCTCGCCACACTTTTACGGCTTCGATGTAGCCCTTGCCGTAGCCCTTCAGGACTTTTTCAAGGTTATCGACGTTGTGACGCATGCAAACTTCGTCCCAAACGAGCGTCTCAAGCGTTGACGTGCTGTCGATCACAGCCGTCCCGTAATCGTGCTTGTCTGATCGCAGCGTGCTAAGCCAGCCGAACACGTCGGCGATATTGTTGCAGACAGGGGTCTTGGAGACGGCGAGGTCGTCCACACCTTCTTCGCCCTTGATCGGCAGGACGATAGCACGCGGGGCTCCGGCGGCCCACGAACTTTTCCCGATCTTAGGGACGCCAAGCACGATGGAGCGAGGGGCTCGGTGCTGGATTTCCGCCGTAATGGCCGATAGATCAAACATTCAATTCTCTCTTGATAGGGTGACTGTGCTGGAGACTCGATGGCTGCCCATCACGTCGATCACTTGCCGGTATTTCGCTTGCGGGATTGCAAGCGGCGGTGCCCCATACTGGTCAGACAGTATCTCGGCCGAGGCGATCATCTCGGTAAAGATCGTTGCCGCCTTACACGAAAAAATTGTTGCCAGTATTGGGTTCATGCTACCTGATCTCGATTATTAGGATGGTGGTTGGTTCGTCG